GTGGCCAAGGGCGCTACCAGCTTGGTGGTCAAGGAAGCTGAGGCAGTCCGCCGCAACGAGTTCCTGCAGATCGTGCTCAACAGCCCGGTGGCCCAGCAGATCGTGGGCATGGACGGCGCGGCAGAGCTGCTGCGCGAGCAGGCTCGCAACCTGAGCGGCAACGTCAACCGGATCGTCCCAGACCGCCCGACACTGACAGCCATGCAGAATCTGCAGCAGCAAAACGCTCAGCTCCAAGAGCAGTTGGCCATGATCGCTGGCGAGCTCCAAGGTGGCGCTCCGGGCGCTACGCAGGGCCCAGCTCCAAAGAATATGTTGCCTGACGGTAGCCAAGTTGGTGGCCGTGAGGGAAATATGATTTCAGCAAGGCCGAACGGAGTTTGACTTTTTTTGAATTTGTTGTATAGAATCCACACATGAAGATTTTTGTAGGCCAAAAGCCTGATCGGCAGCACATGCAAGCGTTAATCCGCTGCAAGCTGCAAGAAAACGAGGCGCTACTGGCGCTGTTCCGCACCAAGCTGGAGGAGACCAAGGTCTCCTTGATGCAGGCAGAAGAACCGCACCGACTGTACCGCCTCCAAGGTCAGGCTCAGGCCTTATCAGATTTCCTCGAAGCGGTTGAAAAATCGTCCGAGGTCTTCGACCGGATCAAATGATCCGAATTTTGTAAATCCGAGCAAACCATTACGCGAACGGCAGACCGCAGTAGGAGCCTGAAACGGAGTTGGAGCCCAAGGAGAATTGAATGGCATTGCCAAGACAAGTAGAAGCGCAGTTACGAGAACTGGAAGCACTGGAAAAGCAGCTCGCAGAGGGCCAGAATCCTGCACCCGCAGACCCTGATCCACAGCCAGCAGAGCCTCCCCAAGACCAACAGACTCAGCAAGCTGAGCCAAAACCTGTCGAGCCAACGCCGACACCGACCGAGCCAGTAGTCGCGGAAGAGACATGGCAGCAGAAGTACAAAACCCTCAAGGGCATGTACGACGCTGAAGTGCCTCGCTTGCACGCAGACTTGCGCGAGCTCAAGGGCCAAGTGGATAGCCTCCGCAAAGCCTCTGAGACCAAGCCAGTTGAGCCTGCTAAGCCCGTAGCTGCTACGAAGTTGGTGACTGATGCTGATGTTGAAGCATTTGGTCAGGACTTGATTGAAGTCCAACGCAAAGTTGCCCGCGAAGTGGCATCAGAGTTTCGAGGCGAGCTGGACGCCATGAGAGCCGAGAATGAGAAGTTGCGCGAGCAGCTGACCAGCACCGGCACCCAAGTGTCTGAAGCAAGTTTTGAGCAGCGCCTGTACCGTATGGTGCCGGACTTTGAAGCAGTCAATGCTGATCCCAAGTGGATCGCTTGGCTTAACGAAGTGGACCCGCTGCTCCGAGCCCCCCGTTCTTCTGTTGCACAACAAGCGTTCAACCGAGGCGATGCTGAAGGTGTTGCACACTACGTGGCGATGTTCAAACAGACCGTCGCACCCGCAGAGCAAAAAGCCGACAAGACCGAAGAGCTTGAGCGTCAACTTCAGCCAAATCGTGGTGCCACGAGCGCCCCACCTACCTCTCAAAAAGGTAAGGTCTACACCAACGCGGACATTGAAAAAATGTTCCGTAAGGCAGCAGACTTGGGGACCAAAGGGCAAACCGACGCGGCAAAGAAACTTGAAGCTGAAATTGATGCTGCGTTCATGGAAGGTCGCGTAACCGCGTGACCAGTGACACAGCGTTGAACCCAACCTGTTATTTTTAGGAGGCCATCATGCCTGCAGTCTACCCAGTCCAATCGCCGTTCAACACGAACCCTTCGTACTCCGGCGCGTTTATCCCCACCCTGTGGTCCGGCAAATTGCTGGCCAAGTTCTACCAGAACACAATGTTGTCGGAAATCGCCAACACTGACTATGAAGGTGAACTGAAGAACCAAGGCGATACCATCCGTATCCGTCTGGCTCCTTCCATCAGCATCTCTGACTACACTGTTGGCCAGAACCTGTCGTACGAAGTCCCCACTCCTATCTTCCAAGATATGCAAGTGAACAAGGGCAAGTACTTTGGCGTGCAAGTCAACGACGTGCTGTCTTATCAGTCCGACATGAACTTGATGAACATGTTCACTGAAGACGCTGCCAAGCAGTTGAAGATCAGCATCGAAAACGAAGTGTTCTTCAACAACATGGTCACTGAAGGCCCTGCCGCTGCCAACGAAGGCGCTACCGCTGGTGCTATCTCTGCTGCCTACAACTTGGGCACAGACGTAACTCCAATCGACCAAGCCACTCCTGAGAACGTCTTGAAGGGTATCCTGCGCATGTCCACAGTGCTGGACGAGCAGAACGTGCCTGAAGATGGTCGCTGGTTGGTGATCAGCCCCTTCGACCGTCATCTGCTGATGCAATCCAACATCGCTCAAGCCTACTTCACTGGCGACGCTCAGTCGACCATCCGTAGCGGCAAGATCGGTATGCTGGACCGCTTCACTGTGTACGTGTCCAACTTGCTGCCTCGCGGCGCTGCTGGCAAGGCACTGGTTGCTGGTTTGACAGACCCCGCCACTGGTGGTGCTGTGTCCAACGCCAAGGCCCGTCGTTTGATGGTCGCTGGTACTAAGGCTGCAATGTCTTTCGCCATGACCGTCAACAAGACTGAGCCTCTGCGTAACCAGACTGACTTCGGCGACATCGTCCGTGGTTTGGCTGTGTACGGTCGCAAGACTGTCAAGCCAGAAGCTCTGGTCGTGGCCCAAGTCGGTACAGCCTGATAAATCGGGGGCTTCGGCCCCCGTTTTTCTTTTCCCCTTTTGGAGATCAATATGTCTACTCAATTTTCTCGCAGCATCGGCGGCTACGCTACGGCTACCGCTGGTACAACTCAGACTCAGGCTGGCGCTACCCAGCTGTCTGGTGCCGTTAACGTCGTGACTACAGGCAACGCCAGCGATGGCGTCAAACTGCCTGCTGAGCGTCCTGTCGGCGATGTTGTTTACATTGTCAACATTTCTGCTGCTGCTTTGAACGTGTACGCTTCCACTGGCGGCGCAATCAACGGCGGTTCTGCTAACGCAGCCAAGGCTTTGGCCGCTAACCTGTCTGGTGCTTATATCAGCTTGGGCAGTGAAAACTGGGGCGCTGTTCTCAGCGCCTAATCGGTGGCACAATAAAGGGGCTCTTCGGAGCCCCTTTTTACTTTACGGAGCATTTAATGAACATCCACGACCTTCTGACCCGCCTCGGCGGCGAAATCCTGTCCAACAAAGCCCGCGCTGTAGTGGACGGCAAAATCGTGATTCTTGCTCGCATGAACGGCAATGACTGGGTGTACACAGACGAAGGCCAGACGCTGGCTAACGCGCACTCCAACGCCGCTGCTGAGGAAGCCAAGCCCAAACGTGCCAAGAAGGCAGCAGAGTCTGTGGCTGAAGCTGCGCCTACCCAAGAAGCTCCTACTACGGTAGAATCGGCTGACATCCAGCTTGATGTCGAGTAAGGACGTCCATGAAAGCGATCAGCGAATTCTTTTCACGCCTCATCCCCTACGTGCCGGGATGCTCTGAGCCATTGGCTCAACAGGCGCTGCTGGACTCCGCTATCGCTTTCTGCGAAGCGTCCCAAGTGATCAGGCACGATCTCGACGTGTTCAACACCATAATTGGCCGAGCCTCGTACGAACTTGATATGCCAACTCAGCAAGAGCTGGCCAGAATCCTTCTCGTCAAGGTGGGAGATCAGGAAATTTACGCCGAGCTGGCTGAGTCTCGCGGCTACCCGCCTGCGGCTGACGCCATCCCTACGGCGTTCTTCACAACCCGCAATGACGCAGAGCTGCTGTGCCAGCTCTACCCCGTACCAGATGCAGTCTACCCCGTGCGCGTGCGCGTGGCGCTACGCCCCACCAAAGCCGCAACGCAGGTCGAAAATGATCTGGTCGACTACTGGACTGATCCAATCGTCGATGGTGCCATGGCTCGCATTCTGGCCATCCCAGATCAGCCATTTTCCGACCCGAACAAAGCAATGCTGATGCGTGCCTCAGCCGCACGGGCCACACACAACGCTCGCATCGAAGGCAACTACGGTCGTGTGCGCGGGTCCATGCGCGTAAAACAGCGCCCCATCGCTTGAGGTAATCCATGGCTACAACAGCACAATCCGTAATCCGCCGCGCTGCGGAGACGCTTCAAGACTTGAGCGCTGTGCGCTGGAGCACCGCTGAGCTCGTCAGATACCTTAACGACGGCCAGCGCGAGACAGTCATGTACCGCCCGGACGCAACGTCCACCAACGCCACGTTCACGTGTGTCGCTGGGGCTAGGCAGACGCTACCCACAGCAGCGGCAAGATTGATCGAGATCAACCGAAACGTGGCCGTCAGCAGCTCTAAGCAGGCGATACGACTGGTCAACCGCAACCTGCTCGACCATCAGGTGCCCAACTGGCAGAACGAGTCGACCACGGTCAACATCAAACACTACATGTACGATCCGCTCGACCGTACGGTGTTCTACGTCTACCCACCGGCCAACGTGCTGGCGCAGTTGAACGTGGTGTACGCTGCGCTGCCTACGGACATCACTGAGCCTGCTGGGGGTACTACGTTCTCCTCTGTGTCCGGGAACATCAGCCTGCCTGACACGTTCGCAAACTCGCTTTGCGACTACGTCCTGTACCGTGCGTACGCCAAGGATACCGAGCAGCAGGGCAACGCTGCCCGCGCTCAAGCTCACTTCGCTGCATTTGGCGCTGCGCTGGGCGTTGAACTCAACACCGCTAAGGGTGTCAGCCCATCACCTCTTGGTAATCCAAGGCACGCAGCATAAGGAATAGCCATGGCTGAAAAAATCAAACTGGTACAAGGCGATACACGTCCGCAACTGCAATGCACCTTGACTGACGAAATCACTGGTGTTGTCATTGACATCACTGGGGCAACGTGCGTCATGAAGTTTCGTGCGTCTGGCGCTACCACGCTGCTGGACACGCTGAATGGAACCGTCACTGACGGCGCTGGTGGCGTTGTGGTGTTTCAGTGGAATCCGACCACCCTTAGCGTCCCAGCCGGGGACTACGAGGGCGAGATCGAGGTCACGTTCCCTTCGGGCGGCGGCATTCAGACTGTGTACGACTTGCTGAAGTTCAAGCTGCGTGAGGACTTCTAATGCCGATCCGCGCCTCAGTCGTAGAACTACAGGCTCTGGCAAGTGAGATCAGGCTAAAAGCTGACATAGCTGCAGTAAAACTAGATGCGGCTACTCAGGCCGATCTCCTGCAGGCCATAACCTCGTATGTTGAGTTACAGGCGCAAACGTATGCGCCGGTTTTCGACGCGGCTATAGCGGCGGTCTTGCTGAAGGCAGACACCATTGTCGGCGATTTTGTACGGTACGTTTACCTGACTGATCAGGCTGTGACTAGCGAGGCGCTGATCCGGGCCGTCAGCAAGGTGTTTGGCGACTTGGCTGCTACCCTTGACGTGGCCACTAAAGCGGTTGCAAAACCCGTGGCAGACGCGGCTGATGCTGCCGACATTGTGGCGCTGAGCTCTCTGAAACCGTTGAGTGACGCACCCAGCACGGCGGACACAGCGGCCAAGACGTTTGTGCGTGCCCCGGCTACTGAGCTGCTGGCAAGCGCAGATGCGGCGATTGTGGTGCCGCAAAAGGGGCTGTTTGACGTCGCATACTCGCTTGAAGGGCCAGTGTTTGGGCAGACCTATGTGGACCCTACCTATTTTGCGCAGGATTACGCGTGGGACGGTGGCCCGGCTAAGGAGTTTGGCAAGAATCTGTCCGAACTGCTGGACTCCACAGACGACTTTTTGGGGGTCGCAAATCCAGATGACGATCAGACCATCTTTTTTACAAAGAGTCTTATCAGCCATGCTACCGCCGCCGAAGTTTTTTCGCACTCTTTCACGACAAGCCGCGCAGATAGCTTTTCACCGTCGGATATAGTATTATTGACCGCAAGCAAAGCGCTTGCGTCAGGTGCTGCCAACGCTGATTCAGTCGTAGTTCTGGCAGGCAAAAACATTTTGGACGCCGCCGATGCTGCTGATGCTGGGTCGCTGCGGATGACGGACTACGCAGACATCAGTTATTTTGCCCAAGACTACGTGGGCACCTCACTCAGCTTTTAAGGAGCAGCACCGTGCAAACCATTGAATCTCTCAAAGCCACTGGCAACGTAAACATCAGCATCGCACGGGCCGACGGTAGTGTGGAGCACACAGAAATCAAAAACTTGGTGGTCACCACCGGCTTGAACTACATTGTCAGCCGGATGAAAGACACCACACTCGGCGCTATGAGCCACATGGCCATCGGCGCGGGGACTACGGCTGCGGCTGCGGGTGACACCACGCTGGGTAGTGAGCTTGGTCGGGTTTCGCTGACCTCTACTACAGTGTCTACAAACACCGTTCAGTACGTTGCTACCTTTGGGGCTGGTACAGGCACTGGTGCAGTGACGGAAGCCGGTATTTTGAACAACAGCTCTGGCGGTACGTTGCTGTGCCGCACTGTGTTTGGTGTCGTGACCAAAGACGTTGGAGATTCTATGGTTATCACTTGGACCATTACGGTGGCATAAATCTACCGCTTTGCGGCCCTGTGTTCTTGTTGGAGCTTGATTTATGTCGACCATTGTTCTTCGTCTTGTAAAAGGCGTCCCTCTCACCAACGCGGAGTTGGATGCTAACTTCAGCAATCTGAACACAGATAAGCTGGAGGCCGGTACGACGGCAACGCTCACTAACAAAACCATCAACCTAAGCAGCAACACGTTTGTAGCGACTTCAGCTCAAATGGCTACTGCGGTGTCTGACAAGACAGGCTCTGGTGCGCTGGTGTTCGCCAACAGCCCCACCTTTGTTACTCCTGCTCTTGGTACTCCGGCGTCCGGCACACTGACAAACGCAACAGGCTTGCCCGTTGCTACAGGCATCTCTGGCTTTGGTACAGGGGTAGCTACTGCACTTGCGGTCAACATCGGCTCTGCTGGCGCTCCAGTGCTGTTTAACGGCGCTTTGGGCACACCATCGTCCGGCACAGTGACAAACCTCACTGGCACTGCCTCCATCAACATTAACGGCACTGTGGGCGCTACAACGGCCAGCACAGGCGCATTCACTACGCTGACCACCTCCAGCACGGTCACATTGAACGGCGGCACAGCCAACGGCGTGGCCTACCTGAACGGCAGCAAAGTCCTGACCACGGGGTCTGCGCTGACGTTTGATGGGGAAAATTTGACGTTCAATGGAACGTCTGCACCCCGCCTGCTTGCAAACATGAGTGGAGCGCAATCTACCCGATTTGCAATCCAAAACTCAGCAACAAACGGGAATACCCGACTTTTCTTGTATCCAAACGGCACAGGAAACATTGCCGCTGTTAATGGCAGAAACTCGACAGACACAGCAAATTACTCTGGATTCGACCTTGCTGTGATTGGAACATCAGATGTTCGGCTGACCTCCGGCGCAGAAGGAACTGGAGCAGTTTTACCCATTTCGTTCTATCTCGGAGCCTCCGAACAAATGCGCCTGACCAGCACAGGTCTGGGGATTGGGACGAGTTCGCCGGTAAGTAAGCTGCACGTTGAGTCAACAAGTGCTGAATCGTTCCAGATTGGCTATTCGTCCACCAAGCGTTCGCGCTTTGGCATGACAAGCTCTGGCGATCTTCAAATATACGCTTACGAAACCGCTGTCGGTTACAAGAATATCTTGCTGGCAGTTGACGTTGGAACTTCTGGCGGCAACGTAGGGGTTGGGACGAGTTCGCCGGGGGGGAAGTTGGATGTAAGACCCGCTGCTAATAACATTGCTCAAATTTCAAGCGCGAGTCACAACACACTCACTGGACTTTCCGCCGCACTTGTTTTCTCGCGGGGCAACGACGGCGCTACGGGTTTGGCCGCAGCGTTTGGCTGGAACAATGGTGGTTTGGCTATCGCGGGCAGGGAAGGGCTGGCTTTTGCTACTGGCGGTACTTCCTCTTACTCTGCGACCGTCGAACGTATGCGCATCGACACCTCCGGCAACGTGGGGATTGGGACGAGTTCGCCGGGCTTCAAGCTGGATGTGTCTTCTAGCGTAACAAACTCAGTTCGCATTGTTGGCACTGGCTCTAGAACACTCTATTCATACAATGACGGCGGGGGTGTTGGGTGGGCTACTGGCTCAGGTACTTCATATACCAATATGTTTTACCTTGACCCTGTTAATAATGCATTGCATTTTTACACCAGCGGCTCCGAACGCGCCCGTATCGACTCCAGCGGGAATTTCTTTATAGGCCGCACAAGCATTCAAGCAGGTCTAGGCGGCAGTCTTTTTGTTGGTGACGATCGGCAAATTGGATTCGATGGAGGCTCCGGGTCGGTTTACATTCGTGGCAACGTAGGAGGTTGGGCCACAGGCATGTACGCAATTGGTAGCAGTGGCACGTTCCTTGGCGGCTTTGGTTTTCTTGGTGGTGGCAATAGCGCGACCTATTACTGGGTTGGCACAGCCTACAACGGCACGGGCGTTTTGCTTAATTACGGCAGCACATCGTGGAGTACGCTGTCTGACGAGCGCGAAAAGAACATTCACGGCGTTATTGAAAACGCGCTCGACAAAATTGTTCAGTTTGACGGCATCTACTACAACTACAAGAGCGACGCGGAAGGCACGCGCCATCGCGTGGGCTTCTCCGCGCAGAAAGTGCAAGCTGCTTTCCCCGAGGCAGTGGAAGAAGTTCAACGCGAAGCAGACAACCCAAGCGAAGAAACCAAGCGTCTGACGCTTTCTGCAACTGACATTGTGCCCCTACTTGTGCAAGCCATCAAAGAACTGAAAACCGAACTCGACGCCATCAAAGCAACCATCCACTAAGGAGAAATCATGAACACAATTAACTGGATCATTGAAGCAATGGACTGCAAGCCCCAAGAGGGCGAATTGACCGACGTGGTCATCGTCGCTCACTGGCGCTGCAACGGCACTGACGGCACATTCAACGCTACCGTTTACGGCACTTGCAGCTTCAGCCAGCCCGAGGGTGACTTCACGCCCTACGCTGACCTGACTCAAGAGCAGGTGCTTGGCTGGTGCTGGGCATCGGGCGTGGACAAAGACGCCACTGAAGCCAACATTGACCAGCAGATCGCTAATCAAGTCAACCCGCCAGTTGTCACACCACCACTTCCTTGGAGCCAAGCATGAAACTACTTGCCATTGCCGTCTGCGCCCTGTCCCTGACCGGCTGCGCGACAAAAGAGTATCAAGCCTATGCTGATGCCCACAAAGCTCAAGCAGCGGCCCAAACAGCACGTTTCCAAGCCCTTGCTGACATCGCTCGGCAGGGTGACACCACAGCCAAGGTTGCTGCTGTTATGTCCTTGCAAATGGGTGGTGGTCAACAGAACGCTCAGATTGCTGCTCCTAAATCTTGGGCAGAACAAGCCTTGCAGTGGACCGGCCTGTTGCTGCCAACCATTGGTCAGGTGTACACAATTAACAAGCAAACTAGCTTAGGTATGCGCCAGTCGGATAACGCCACAGCTCTGGGCATCAGCACCAACAACGCTTTTGTCGGCATGGCATCTCAAATTCAAGCACCAGCGGCCAATGTCACAACCATTGGCGGCAACGGCGTGATTGGCGCAGGCACTTACTCGATTGGAGCAAACAGTGGGTCAAACTCTGGCAACAGTGGTCGCCTTGCTGGTGGCAGCATTACTGACAATACGTCTGTTCCAACTGTGGTGACAAGTACCGATACCGTCACAACAACCACCACGCAGGCAGCAGTACCATGACCACCATTGACAAGACAGACGCACGACTTTCGACTCACGAAGAAGTCTGCGCCATCCGCTACGACCAGATCAATGCTCGCCTCAAACGCATCGAGGCCATAATGATGAAGACTGCGGGTGTCATGATCCTGTCAATGGCGGGCACTATATTCAGTGCCGTGTGGATATTGAAATGAAAGACTGGGCCGTCGCATTCATTGCAGCGGCCCTTCTCGTTGGGTTTGTTGTTTGGTCCTCAAGCATAATTGTGCCGTTTGTATGGAGGCTGTAAATGCTTGCAGAACTTGCTGCCGCCAATGCGGCCTTCGCTGTCATAAAAGGGGCACTTGCTAACGGCAAGGACTTGTCCGATCTCGGGTCAAGAGTCTTTGACTACTTCGACAACAAGGCCAAGATTCAGCAGAAGGTAACGGAAAAGGGCAACCGTTCCGACATCGAAGAATTCTTTGCCCTTGAAAAGCTGAACGCTCAAGAGGTAGAGCTTCGTGAGCGCATGATTTACGCAGGCCGTCCGGGGATGTGGAATGACTGGCAGAAGTTCCAAGCTGCCGCTGCTCGTAGGCGCAGGGAAGAGAAGGAAGCGGCCCTGAAGGCCATCAAGGTTCGTAAAGCCAAGATGGATCAACTTATCGAGTATTTGGTCCTTGGCGTGGCGTCAATCATCCTTGCCGGTCTGCTTATTTACGGCATCATCATTTACATGCTGTACATCAAAAAATGAGCGACGAGAAGCTGAACGCCAACACAACCCTAGACAAGGTGCTCGGGTATGTGGACTCGCCGTTCAAGCTGTTCGCCATCCTCCTCATGGGCGTGGTGGCTTTCACCGGATACTTCCTGTGGCAGAACCAAGAGTTCATGAGGGACGCTTACAAAGAGTCCAAGAAGCTGCCTGAGATCAACACAGCCCGAGCAGATGACGCCAGCTCGATGCTGCTCAAGAAGACGGGAGCCACGGTGGTGGCAGTGTTCAAAGTCAACCCGCTATTTAACAGCCGGGTGCTGTACAGGGCATACACCAAAGACGGTAGGGACAAAACGATTGAAGACATCGACGTTGGCCTGTTCAGTCAAAACTCAGCAAACAACGCTGATGTGGTCAAGCTGATGACCAACGAGATTCCCTGCGGAGACTACCGCTACGCGCAGTCCGAGGTGGGCTTGTGGTATCTTGAGAAGGGTGTAGCGTACACTTGCCGAATCAGTGTTCCACCAGACTCACATCGTTTTGTTGGGCAGATCACAGTTGGTTGGTCAGTGCCACCCACAGACATTGACCAGACAAAATTCATGCTGGAGATTGCCAGCGCCATGTTGACCAAAAGGGGTAATTGATGCTTTCACTCTTCTCAACTCTTGGGGGTCTGCTGATCTCCGGCCTTCCCAAGCTGCTGGAGTTCTTCCAGAACAAGGCTGATCAGGCACATGAACTAAAGCTGGCCGCACTGCAAAACGAGCGTGAGCTGGCCATGGCCGCGCAGGGTTACGCTGCCCAATTGAAGATCGAAGAGGTCCGCACCGATCAGGTGGCCATGGAGACTGATGCCCGGATGACTGAAGCAGCGCTTGAGCACGATGCCAAGGTGCTTGAGAAGGCCTCCACATGGGTTGCCAACTACGTGGGCACTGTGCGCCCTACGGTGACCTACATCTTTGTTGTTGAGTTGGTAGCGATCAACGCCTTTATGGCTTGGTATCTGTACCAGCAGCCGGGTCTGATCACCAGCATTGATGACGTGATCCGCTACTCCGACCTGATCTTCTCCAGCGACGAGATGGCCATGCTGGGCGGCATTATTGGGTTCTGGTTCGGTAGCCGCCAGTGGAGCAAGAAGTGAAATTGAGCAAGGCAGGCGAAGACCTGATGCACCGGTTCGAGGGCAAACGCTCTCGGCCCTACCTTTGCCCAGCGCACATCTGGACGATTGGCTACGGCCACGTCCTGTACCAAGAGCAGATCAGGCTCCCCGTGATGCGTGTCGAAGGCAAGACCACGCCCATGATCCGTAAGGAAATGCCACTGAAACCGGAGGACAATCGTGTCTGGTCCAAAGAGGAAATCGACGAACTATTCCGAGTTGATGTCGGAACTTTTGAACGGGGTGTTCTTCGTCTTGTTCCCGGTGTGGTTGGGCGTCAAGGCAGCTTTGACGCTCTGGTCTCTATAAGTTTCAACTTCGGGCTGGGCAACTTGCAAAAATCAACCATCCGGATGAAGGCCAACCGGGGTGACTGGGAAGGTGCAGCCGAGGCGTTTCGGGCTTGGACCAAAGGTGGCGGCAAAGTTCTCCCCGGTCTGGTCAAACGCCGAGAAGCTGAAATCGCCCTGTTTTTGTCCTGACTGGGTACAATCGGGTCTAGTGAGGAAATCATCATGGCCGTTATCCCGATCAAGTCTTTTGGTGGCATTTCGCCCAAGACACCGCCGCGCTATCTCCCAGATTCAGGTGCTCAGACTGCACTTAACGCTGTGGTGTTCAACGGTTCTTTGCAGCCGCTGTCGAATGTAGGCTCTGCTGTTGCCACGCTGACCAAAACAGGTGTTCCTCAGACCATCTACCGATTTGGCCAAGACTCGGTGTCTGATTCGCAGTACTGGTTCCACTGGACATCTGACGTTGACGTGTGCCGCAGCCAAGTTGCTGGTGATACCTCGGAGTGGACGTTCTACACGGGTGATGGCGCTCCCAAGGCCACGTACGCACAGATTGCGCTGGCGGGTTCCAACTACCCATTCACGTCTCGCCTTCTAGGACAAGCCGCACCCACACAGTCTTTGACAGTCAGCCCCTCGACGTTTACGCCCACAACTTCACCTGCTGAAGTAATTTTGACGTCCACGATGATTGGGCAGTTGACTACGACATACGGCGTCCAGTTCAGCATCACAGGCACCGCTGATGGCAACTACACGACCATCGCTCTGACAAGCCCAATTACTGCCAGCTCTGTTGCTTCTGCGATGAACGCTGCTACGGGTATTGCCGCTGTGGTGGAAGGCACTGGGGTCAAAGTTACCAGCGATGCGACGGGTGATACCGCCAATCTCTATGTTCGGTTCCGCACAGGCACGACGGCAAACACAAGCGGCACGTTCACATATTCTGGCCTAGACCTGCAGGGTACTGGTACTGCCAACACGAGCGCTTTCTTGGTTATCGACGATACTGAAATTGGCTCTATTGATGCTGGCGACACGATTTTGTTGGCGAGCAACAGTGGTTTGCATGTCAACGCTGTTACGTCGGGTACTTTGACAGCATCCACACTGGCGACATTCTTGAACTCGCGCATGTCTGGGCAACTTGTTGCGACGGCGTATGGCTCTTGCGTAGTCATCACACCCGGTTCAGTCGGGACAGGCGCTTCTGGCTCCATCACGTACCAACGAACTGTTGATGGTGTTGAGGTATTTACTAAAGCTTCTACAGGTTCGGAATCACCAGCTCCGGGCAAAGTCATCGTAACGCAAGCCAACGTCGACAGCGTGGAAAGTCGATACCTCTCGGTGCTCATCAACACCGTTGAAAACTTTGTTGCAATTCCCGCTGTGTA